CGAGATGATAATTATGGGCAAATGTGCTGGATAGAATTTTATAAAGGATCTAGTTTAATTAAAGCTGTTTATAGAATGTGGCAGGCCAAGCGTAAGGGCTGGTTGTGTATGAAACTTGAATGGAGACCGATGCATGTCTGACACCAAAATATATGATGAAATATTCCTTTCGCGAGCACTTGCAAGAGAAATTGATCTTGCATTAAAGGATGGAAAAGAGTTGCCATTGAATGTTGTTCTCGCATTCAATGATCTCATGAGATTGTACGAGAAACAAATGGACTGTGGAGAGATGTAATGAAGGTTGCTGTTGGCTCAGATTTCCATATTGAATTTGGAGCATATAAATTTGATGACACCGAAGCTGATGTTTTAGTGCTCGGTGGTGATGTTTGCATCGCTTCAAAATTTAAATCAAAATTTGATAAGTTTTTTAGTGATGCAAGTGCTCGATTTAAAGATGTCATTTACATCATGGGAAATCATGAACACTATGATGGAGACTTTACCAAGAGTGAAGGCATCATGCGTGATAAACTGAGCAAATATGCAAACATTCATTTTCTAGAAAAGCAAACAATTACTCTTGATGATGTAACATTTATCGGTGGAACAATGTGGACTGATATGAATCGCCGTGATGATTTGACTCTGTTTCATGTTCGAGAATTGATGAGCGACTTTCAAATCATTACAAATAGTTCAACAACTGTTACTAAAAAATTTCCAGTATATAAGAAAAATAAAGACGGTACTTTTTTTCGTGATGAGAACGGAAGTGTTGTTTTTGACAAATACAAGTCTAAGGAAGAATTTGCAAAATTCTCACCAAACGATTCAGTAGATGAGTTCGATAAATTCTTTGGGTATCTAAATGCAGTAGTTGCAGGCAAAACAGATGAAAAATTCTTTGTTTGTACACATCACTCGCCGAGTCTTATGAGTGTTGCACCACAGTATAAGCATGATTATTTAATGAATGGTGCGTTTGCAAGCAGACTTGAGGAATGGATTCTTGACCATCCACAGATCAAGGTCTGGTCACATGGGCACACGCATAACAATTCAGATTATATGCTATGCGATACAAGAATCATATGCAATCCTCGTGGTTATGTTGGGTATGAAGCTGTTTCTGAAAATTTTAAGTTGAAAGTTATCGAGGTTTGAAATGTTTATGAAAATTCACCAAATTCAAAAGAAATCCGCTAAAATCACATTCTTTTTAAACTGAAAGTTATTATATTTAATGATTGAAAATGAAAATAATCAAAGAGTATTTTGAGACAGAGTACGAGAAATTAGTTGAGGGGTTGAAAGATGGAAGTTAATAAAATTTATTGTGGTGATAATATGGAATATCTTAAGACATTATCGGATAACACGATTGACTTGATTGTTACTTCACCAAATTACAATAATTGGCGAAACAAGAGGACGCAAGCAAACAGAAAGTTATATTGGGAACGAACAAACATAACTTATGATAATTGTGCTGATAAGGAAGATGACGAAACATATGAAGCAAAACAAGTACAAATTATAAATGAAATGATTAGAATTCTAAAACCAACAGGAACAATATGTTATAATCACAAAGATAGAATATTTAATTTTGAAGTAAAATCCCCTTTGGAATGGATTCTAAAAACAAATGCCAAATATAGACAGAGAATTACTTGGGATAGAGGTGGGATGCAAGCATATAACCCTGTTAGATTTTATAGAGTTGAGGAGGATATTTATATACTTGGCAAAGAAGCAAAGAACTTTACTTGGAACAAAGAAGCAGCAAAGTATTTAAGTATTTGGAAAATTGCACCTAACAGAAATATTTATAAACATAATGCAACTTTTCCAGAGGAATTGGTTAGGAGATGCGTTGAAGCATTTACAAATAAGAATGATATTGTTTTAGACCCATACAACGGGACTGGAACAACAACCAAAGTGGCGCACGATAATGGACGAAAATACATAGGAATTGATAATAGTGAGAGATACTGCAAAATAGCAGAGAAGCGAATAAATGAAAATTTATAAAATCACCGAAGCATATGGAAAAGATTGTAGACACAAACGAGAAATTAGTTAAGGGGTTGAAAGATGTCGAAGATTGAATTGATACAAGGTGATTGTTTGGAAAAGATGAAATATATTCCTGATGGGTCTGTTGATATGATTCTTGCAGATTTGCCTTATGGAATAACAGCTTGCAAGTGGGATAGCGTTCTTCCTCTTGATAAACTATGGGAACAATATAAAAGAGTTATCAAAGAAAATGGAGCAATTGTTTTAACAGCAGCACAGCCTTTTGCTTGGAGATTATGTGCAAGCAATCCCAAATGGTTTAAGTATGAAATAATTTGGGAAAAACCAAACGGGACAAATCCGATGCTTGTAAAAAAGCAACCTTTTAGAACACACGAAAATGTATTGGTTTTTTATAAAAAACAACCGACATACAATCCTCAAATGACTTATGGTCATAGTAACTATAGTGGTTTTTATGATGACACAAAAATTATTGGAGAGGCTTATAATGGCAGCGAAAAGAAATTAATATCAAAACATAAAAAAAATACAGATGGTTCTCGTTATCCTCGTAGCGTTCAAAGATTTGCTCAGGATAGGAGTGGACATCCAACAAAAAAGCCCGTTGAACTTATGGAGTGGCTAATTAAGACTTATACTAATGTTGATGATATAATTCTTGACAACACAATGGGAGAGGGTACTACTGGTGTTGCATGTGTTAAAAATAAAAGAAATTTCATCGGAATAGAACTTGACCCTGAGTATTTCAAAAAAGCAGAGAAACAAATAAATGAAATCTATAATTTGAAAAAGGGGTTTTAATATGTCAATTATTAATTTTGATTTTATGATGGGTTTGACAATTGGTCTTTTGTTGTTACCTGTGATTATTTTTATTGAGTCTATTTGGTATGTGTTTGTTTATCGCGTAATTAAATTTGAAAAAGATAATGAGTGTTACGATTGCGAACATGAATGTCAGCAAGGAAGGCATTGCAAACATGACCAGTAGAGTGTATAATACCATTATAAAAGAAGATGAACATGGAGAGTTTTACTTAGAGTTGCCTGCTGAGTTGCTAGAATATGCTGGTTGGGCAATTGGTGACACAATAGTTTGGAAAGACAATAAGGATGGTACATGGACCTTAACCAAAAAAGAGAAAGATGATTAATGCCACTATATACATTTTACAATAAAATTACAGAAGAAATTTTTGAAGAATTGATGCCTGTTAGTGCTAAAGAGCAATATCTTAAAGATAATCCAACAATCGAATCTTACATTACAGCACCAGCTATTGTGTCTGGTGTATCTGTGACAAATAAGGTTCCAGATGGATTTAAAGAAGTGTTATCTAAGGTTGCTGAAAAACATCCAAATAGTGAGGTTGCAAACAAGCTGGGTGGTCGAGGAATAAAAGAAGCAAAAATTAGAGATGTTGTCGATAAACATGTTAAGAAAATTACGAAAAGACTTGGGGAATGAAATTTACGCATTGTAAGCCTAAACAACTTCCCTCTTTGGAGGTAAAAACAAGTGATAAGGGTAGATTTTATACTCTCCCTTCTGGGAATGTTGCATCATCTGTCACTACGATTACAGGTTATGATAAAAAAGATTCTCTCGAAGAATGGAGAAAAAGAGTAGGTGAAGAAGAAGCAAATCGCGTTTCACGAATAGCAACAAGTCGTGGAACAAGAACGCATAAGTTGTGTGAAGATTATCTGGATAATAATCCAAACTTTGCATTTAAAGCTATGCCAGATTCGTTATCTTTTTTCAAGCAAATTAAACAGTTTCTTGATAAGATAGATAACATACATTACATGGAGGATGCTTTATACTCTGAAAAATACAGAATTGCTGGAAGAGTTGACTGTATAGCTGAATACGATGGTGTTTTATCTGTTATCGATTTTAAAACTTCAAGTAAAGAAAAAGAAAAACATCACATTCATAACTATTTTCAACAAGCAACAGCATATAGTGTAATGTATGAGGAGTTGATTGGTAAACAGATTGATCAGATTATAATCATCATTGCTGTTGAGAATGGGCATCCTCAAGTTTTTATTGAGAGTGCAGCCAACTGGAAGCAATCACTATTCGATACAATAAAATCATACTATGAACAAAGCATAAATACATCTAGTCTATAGGAGTTTTTATGCTTTCGCTTAAAGAATATTTGATTGTTTCTGATGAAAAGACCGTACAGCTTGATGAAGGAAATTTACTACAACAAAGAGTAAATAAACATCTTACGAAGGGTATTAGTATTGGTGCTATATCACCTGAAGGTCCACATACAGACACAACAGAAAAGTTGCATGATGCGCACAAACAAATAAAGTCGGATTTGGAAAGTGCGAGAGAATCTGGGCACATTGGTGGTTGGTCAGGTCCACACAAGGGTCAGTATAGATATGGTAGCAGTCCTCATGAAGTTGCGAAAGAGGGTTCCTACATAGTTCATGCAGCAGATTCTAATAAAGAATCTCACCATAATATGGTTAATGCTTTGAAGCACATTGGTAATAAACATAACCAAGAATCTGTATTATCAGTTAATGCAAAGAAGTCTGCAAACTGGCATTATCTGAAAGGTGAAAAAGAAGGTAAAAAAGAGTATCAAGGTAAATTGAAATATAACAAAGCTTTAACATACGATGAGAAGAGGCAAGAAGGCACAGGTAGAACAGAAATGAAAAAAGGAGGTCATTCGTTCACATCTGAAAAATAGGAGGTTTTAATATGGATATAAGTGAAAAATTCAAGAGTAAATTAGATGAAGTTGTAGGAGATAGAAGAGATAAACATCTCTCATATGATGAATATTGTACACTCCGTGGTCAATATGTGAATTTGTATCTAGAACACAATCCAAATAGACCAACAAAAGGCTTTAGTGTTTTATGGGAATGGGATTCTGCTAGAACAAAAGAAGTGAAAACTTTGATTAGACTTAATGGTTTCACCATAGAAAGTAAGAAAATCGAAGAAAGTGCACCATTGCATGATGTGTCACTAACCAAAAAGGGCTTATCGCGACTGGATGAATTCCAAAAAGCCCTAAAAACTACACAAACGACGAAACTGTAGTTTACTAAAACTAAATAGAAGGAGAACTAAATGCTAAAGGAACTTAGCAAGTGGGGCTTGTTTTACATTATTTTTGCTGTAGTCTCAGTCATGTTTCTTGTAAAATATGTTTATGACTCAGCAATGAAAGCACAAATGGAAAAATATAGTATTTCAGAAAATTATTCACAAGCTGAATTTGAATGTTTAGCTAAAACTATATTTTATGAAGCAGGAAATCAACCAAGAGAGGGTAAAGAAGCCGTTGCATTGGTTGTTATGAATCGAGCAGAATCTAACAAATTCTCAAAAGACATCTGTGATATTGTTCAGGAAAAAGCAACTTTGAAAAACAAAACTGTTTGTCAGTTTAGTTATTTTTGTGAAAAGCTACCATCACCCTATGGTGATCAGTGGAATGAATCTTTAGAAGTTGCGCAACGAGCACTAGATGGTGTTTTTGATAAAGATGTTGTGAAGCGAGTTCGTGATTCGTTATATTTTCACGCTGATTATGTAAAGCCATATTGGGCTAAAACTAAAGTTTTTATGGTTCGGATTGGAAATCACCTTTTTTATGAAGAGAAGGTCTTGCAAAAAAGAAGTCTTTGAGTTATAATAGTATTTTTATAGGAGATCGTAATGAGTACACCCGTTGATTTGATTGTTCCTACCAGCACTGCTGATCGGGATAAGTTGTTCAAAGTTATTAAAGAATGTTCTGGTAGTCTTGCAAGGGTTGATGGTGAGAGAACCTTTATCAAAGAATCTGTTGGTAATATTTGCAAAGAATTGAATCTTCCAAAGCGACTGGTAAATCGCTTGTTGAAGGTTTATCACAAGCAAAATTTTGAAGAAGAAACTGCTGTTAATGATCAGTTTCAAACTCTATATGAAACGATTGTTAAATAATGTCGCCGTCTCTTGATGAAAAACTAAAGTTTTCAGAACACATTGAATCGATAGTTGATTCAACTGAATATACATATCTTGAAGCTATTGTAGAACATTGCACAGCTTCAGGTCTTGAGGTTGAAGTTGCAGCAACATTGATTCATCCTGCTCTGAAGGCAAAAATCGAGATGCAAGCGTCTGATCTTAATATGCTCAAGGAAAAGCCCAGTCGATTGCCAATATGACAGGTTATGAATGCTATTCAATATTTAATTCTTTGAAATTACATTTTACTTCCGACTCATATGACTACTTCAAATATTCTGGAAAATCCCGAGTATCTGTAGAATCATTTGAAAAACGAAAGGATAAATATTTTTTTCATAAATTATCACGCATATATAAGCGTGATGAAATAGAAATGTTTTTTGTTGCAAACTTTGTAAAGAATCATCGAGTGTGGATTGGAACTTTGTTAGATGATCCTGCTGATGAAATTTATAGAGATAACATGAAGGTTCAACAGTCGTTAGGATATATTTTTAAAAATGAGTGTAGTAACATTTTTAATACATGTGAAAATCCTAATGATATTTTGAAAACGGATGGGCAGTATCCGCAATTACTGTCAAAAACTCTGCAAGGGGAACTTCACATAGAAACTCTTGTTATACTGAATGATCTGATTGGTTTCTTTAAGACATGGGATCAAAAAATACAGGATTCAATTCGTTGGCCTTATTTTAGAAGAACATGTTTGAAGTATCAACCATTTCTTTCTTATGATAAGAATGTATATAAAGGTTACTTGAAGCAGGCATTAAATACATAGTTGTCATGTATAATTGGACAAGTAGTTATATTTTTTTACACATTTTAATACGAGGTGCTATATGTCGGATTTTTCTTCACTTAAACGCAATCGCTCTGATATTTCAAAACTTAACAAAGCGATTGATTCTCTCAACACATATTCAGAAAATAGTTCAAAAGACGATGATCGTTTTTGGGTTCCTGAAACAGATAAAGCTGGTAACGGTATGGCTGTTATTCGTTTTCTTCCTGCTCCTGCTGTCGATGGTGATGACGCACTACCTTGGGTCCGTATCTTCAATCATGGGTTCCAAGGTCCTGGTGGCTGGTTAATTGATAATTGCTTAACAACTCTTGGGCAAAAGTGTCCTGTTTGTGAGCACAACTCTTCACTATGGAATTCTGGTGTAGAAGCAAATAAAGAAATCGCTAGAAAGCAAAAGCGCAAAGTCAATTACATTTCCAATGTGTTGATTATTTCTGATCCAAAGAATCCTGAAAATGAGGGTCAGATTAGATTGTTCAAGTTCGGTAAAAAAATCTTTGATAAAATCAGTGAAGCTATGAATCCTGAGTTTGAAGATGAACAAGCAGTCAATCCGTTTGATTTTTGGGAAGGTGCAAATTTCAAATTGAAAATGCGTAAGGTTGAGGGTTATCGAAATTACGATAAATCTGAGTTTGAATCACCAGCACCTTTGTTTGGTGGTGATGATGCTAAACTCGAAGCTGTTTGGAAAAAAGAACATTCATTGAACGAATTTCTCAATCAAAAACAGTTCAAGTCTTATGATCAAATTAAGTCTCGCCTAGAAAAAATTCTAGGTTATGAAGATACTATTGTTACAAGTCGTGCAGAAGATGTTCCGTTGAAATCTAACAAAATTAATGATGACGATGATGTACCGTTTAGTACAACTTCACATACGGCAGCAGATGATCTAGACATTGATTACTTCAAGAGTTTAGCAGAAGACTAAAAACAAACCCCGCGAAAGCGGGGTTTTTGTTATGGTGTCA